TACGTTAACAGCAGCTAACACTGTAGTATGGTGGGGACCAACAAGTTCGTTAGAAACCTACGACCAAGCTAACGCACGGGTACATAGATCAGGACAGAAACATAAATCTACAGTAATACAGTTACAAGGGTCTGCCGCTGAAAAACACGTTTACAGGTTGTTAGATAAAAGAATCAACGTACACGCAGATTTAATTAATTTATACAAAGAAATACTTGACTAGTGTATTGATAGATACTATATGTAAGATCTCAATACGAAAAGGAGGGTATTATGAGTAAAGAAATAACTCCTGATAGATTGACTAAAGCGTACATTAAGATACGCGCAGAACGGTCAGCCCTATCAGCACAGTTTAAAGAAACAGATACTAAACTGATACGACAACAGGATAGTATAAAAAGAGCGTTGCTTGACCATTGTGACAGACACAATACAGAGAGCGTAAGAACTTCAGAAGGATTGTTCTTTAGGTCTACTAAAACACGTTACTATTGTGAGGATTGGGATTTGATGTATGATTTTATTAGAGAGCATAACATCCCCGAACTTTTTGATAGACGTTTGAACCAGACTAACATGAGGCAGTTCTTAGAAGAGAACCCAGAAAATGTTCCTCCTAGTCTAAAGATAGATCAGGAACAAGTAATCACAGTAAGGAAGGCAAAGAAATGAGTGAATCATTTGTACCCATAGAGGATATAGCTAAACACTTTTCAGTTAGCATATCTACGGTACGTGCGTGGGTGAGACAAAAGCACATACCAGAAGACACCTATATAAAGATAGGATCTACGTATAGGTTCCGTGTGTCGGATGTAGAGTCTGCACTAACGTCATCTAAGAAAGAAGTAAGATCGCAGGAAATAGAATACTTTAATGACTTGCCAGTATCTGATTTCTTAGATGAAGACCAATAACAACAATAAACCTCCTGAAAGGAGAGCAAAATGACTGAAGTATATAAAATTGAGAACGTTGAAGCCCTATGGCCTAGAATAGATCAGCCGTATCACTTTAACGAGAAGGCTAACAAATCTATGCCTTGCGGTGCTAGAGATCAGGGCGCGGAATACTCTATAGAGTTTCGTATGGACAAGGATGTAGCACAGAAACTACACAAAGAAATGTCTGCTTCTTACACACAGAACCGCCAAGATAACTGGGCGGCTAAATTAGAAATACCTTTTGTTAAAGAAGATGATGGTAGATACAAACATAAGTCTAACATAAAAGGTCAATACAAAGGACGGCTAACACAAGTCCTCCAAGTTGATTCTAAGGGTAACAGGTTACCGAGTGACTTTAAACTAACGACAGGTAGTACGGTTAACATATATGTAGAGTTTGTTCCTTATAAGATGGGCGCTAATTGCGGCGTTAGTCTACGTCTAAAAGCTGTACAAGTTGTTAAGTACTACGAATACTCAGCCCCTATAGAGTTTGATATAGTTGAAGGCGGGTACACTATGGACGGAGAGGGCGATACTTTAGTCATCCCCCCTGTGAACGAAACTACAGATTCTGTCGACGAAGAGACTGTAGAAGAGCCTAAGAAAGCCGCCAAGAAGACAGCACCTCCACCGACCGCTGCCGCTCAGGACGACTTGAGTTCTATTGTTGAAGATTGGGACGACTGATAATCAGCAATAGGAATCCACTGCGGCTAGGTTACGCCGAAAAGGGTGATATGCTGTCACCCCCGCCGCAGTGTCTTTTGGAAACGGTGGGTGGAGATTATGGAAACAAAGAATTTTTTAAGGAGAGTACTAGGCGGTGATGGTTTCTACTGCTTCTGTGCTTTTAGTGAACAGCGTAAGATAACCAAGTTTTATACGGACATTGACGCTGTCGCATTTGCATCTGTTAGTTTAGATGCGCAAGGATATGATACATATTTCGGGGTATCTACGTTTGATACAGGTAGCTCCCGTAAAGTAAGCAATGTAAAATACGTCAACTCGTTTTTTCTTGACTTAGACTGCGGTCCTAGCAAGGATTACCCTAGTCAACGTGATGCGCTTAACGACTTACGTAGGTTCGTAAAGAAGCTATCACTACCAAAACCTGTTATGGTGAGTTCTGGTAATGGGGTACATGTCTATTGGACGTTGGCAACCCCTTGCCCAGTGGACGTATGGCTACCTGTAGCACTGCGCCTAAAGAAATTATGTGTCGAACATGGGTTACAGGCAGATGCGGCTGTGACTGCGGATGCCGCTAGAATTTTGCGTATACCAAACACGCACAACTATAAGAGTGACCCACCAACAGAGGCGAAACTTATAGGGGATATGGACTCAGCACCGATTGTAGACTTTGATGAGTTCTCTGATTTACTAGGTGGTGGCGTACCCGAAGAGCAGAAATTTTCTACAGATTCTGTGAAAGCTATGTTGTGGAAGAACAACGAAAATGTATTTAAGAACATCGTGATAAAGAATCAAAAAGGTACGGGGTGTGCGCAGTTAGACTACATTATTAAGAACCAAGAAGAGATAAGCGAACCCTTGTGGAGGGCAGGTCTATCTATCGCTAAGTTCTGTGTAGATGCTGACAAAGCTATACATTATGTGTCTAAGAAGTATACTGGGTATGACTATGATGCTACGGAAGAGAAGGCTAGGCGCATAGAAGGGCCATACAGTTGTGATACAATAGAGGGATATAATCCTGACGGTTGTGTAGGGTGTAGACATAAAGGCAAGATAACAAACCCCCTAGCATTAGGTATGCGAGTTAAGGAAGCGGAGGAAGAGGTAGAAGCTCCCGCAATGAACTTACCTAACTCTCCAACTAACAAGTATGTTATACCTAAGTATCCTAGACCGTACTTTCGCGGTGCAAATGGTGGTATATACATACAAGTTCGTGACCCTGATGGAGATCCAGTAGATAAACTGATATACCATAACGACTTATACGTTGTTAGAAGATTACGAGATATAGAGGTAGGTGAGGCAATCGTTATGCGCCTACATCTGCCAAAGGACGGGGTAAGAGAGTTTACAATACCTCTTACTGCGGTAACATCAAAAGAAGAACTACGTAAGCAGCTTGCTATGCAAGGTGTAACCTTATCAAAGATGGAAGAACTTATGCAATATGTAACAACGTGGGTAAATGAGCTACAGGCACAGACAGAGGCAGACGAAGCGCGTAGGCAGTTTGGTTGGACTAGTGATGAGGGTGGTTCCTTTATACTAGGTAACCAAGAAGTCTTTAAAGATAAGGTGGGGTTCAACCCACCATCAACGCAAACAACAGGTTTGTTTCCTTCATTTGAACCCAGAGGTACATTAGAGGATTGGAAAGATACTATAGACTACTATAACCGTGAAGGGTTTGAGTTACATCAGTTTGTTGTAGGCACATCCTTTGGTTCACCCTTAATGCAGTTCTCACCTATAAACTGCGCGGCTTTACACATACACAGTAAGGAATCGGGTGTAGGTAAGACTACAGCTATGGTGGCAGGTGTATCTGTGTGGGGTGACCCCGAAGATCTGATACACTCAAAAAGAAAGATACATATAACACAAAGATGAACCGTGGTGAGGTATACCATAACCTACCTCTATACATGGATGAACTTACTAACATGAAGCCTTGGGAGCTATCTAATCTTGCCTACCAACTGACAGGTGGCCGTCAACGTGGACGTATGACTGCAAGTGCGAATATTGAACGTCATAGAGGAGAAGCTTGGAGATTACTAACTGTTACTACAGGTAACGCAAGTGTAGTAGAGAAGATTGGTTTAGCTAAATCTATGCCCAAAGCAGAAGCTCAGAGGATACTAGAAGTTAAGGTTAGTCGAAAATTCTTTAGTTCTGATAGTAAACAGGAGACTGATAAATTTAGTAGTGCGATAAAGAATAACTACGGTCACGCAGGTGTGGTTTATATACAATACATTATGAACAACATGGAGGAAGCTAGAAAACTTTTAAACGAAGTACAGACTAGAGTTGACCGCGAGGCGGGGTTAACTGCTGAGAACAGGTTCTGGTCAGCTCTTGTTGCTTCTACTGTGACAGGTTTAATACTAGCTAAACGTGCGGGACTAATTAATTATGATACCAGTAAGGTCTTTTCTTGGGCTGTTGATAGGTTGAAGGAAAACAAACTACAAGTAGAAGATATGAGCATATCAGTCGAAGAAACTTTAAATGATTACATCCATGAGCATTGGAGTAATGTGTTATGGATCAAGAGTACGGATGACTTACGCAATGCTGATGTTACACAGTTAGTTATACCAGAAGCATTGCCTAGAGGTAAGTTAGTTGCGCGGTATGAGACAGACTTAAAACGGGTATATTTAGTTCCTAAACCATTGAAGGAATGGTGCGGTAAACAGCAGATAAACTACGCCTCATTTATAAACGATCTTACGGCTAAACTTGGAGCCACAAAAAAGAATATGCGTTTAAGCAGAGGTACACATATGAACTTACCTCCGACATGGGTTATAGTAGTGGATTGTTCAATAGAATATGAAGAAGATGCAGGGAATACTGAGGACGCATGATCTAAATCCTGACGGGGTGCGGATCATAGTCAACTGGGATAACATGGTAACAAGTTCTTCTGTGTTTATCTTGTGTACCAACACCCAGGGGGCGATAGAACAAGCCCAGAAAATAACTGATTCTAAAGGTTGGAAGACTAAAAGTCAGGTTAGAGTAGAAAATAATAAATTAGGGGTT